AAGCAAACTAACTGAGATTTTCCAAAACAATTTTTAATAGTTGTTCCTTCATGATTTTTTCTCAATTTAAAAAACACATTCTGAGCATATCCTTTTATATCTGTACCAACTGTCATAGATTTCAATGCACCTGGATTAAGACGTACAAATCCACTTTTCGTAACATTCTTAAATACATTTTTAACAGGAGGTTCCTTATAAGCTTCTGCAGCAAACCCTGGAAATCCTCCTGCTCTTAACAATACAACTCCATTGTCTCCAACTTCATTAAAAGTACTTGGATAAGTATCTTTCAACTTCGGTAAACCGGTTCCAAACTCATATACTGGACCTTTCAAAGGCTGAACATCAATTTGAGTAGTAGAAGCTGAACCATCACCAGCAGCTTTAGTTCTATTTTGAATAACAATATGACTCGACATGGCAAGTGTTAATACTTCTTTTCCCATATCCATCTTATAAACTAAATTGAACACTGGACCCTGAGCATATAAACTAACTTTTTCGATAACAGCAGCATTTACTGAATCGAGATTATTGGTTATAATAGTTGTTAATGTTGGACCAACATCACTAGCAAGAGTCATCATAGTCTCTAATGACTGATTCGCAGTAATAGCAAAAGAATACTTAATTTCAGTACCATTGCTATCATTAGTTTGAACTACCAACGTAAATCCACCCGGACCAGAATTAGTAGTATCAATCAAAGGCAATATTTCTATACTAGTCTGAGCATCAATATTGCATCCAACTCTAAAAACTTTACGCAACAATGCTAAACCAATAGCATTAACTACGCATGTTTGATTCCAAGTACTATGTCCTACATAAACTAAATCAGGATCAGCAACTGCTCCATAATTTTCATATATCATCACAGCTCCTTTTTTCTGATACTCATCACGAAGTCCTTTAAATGCTTTTTTAGCACTTAAACCAAATTTTCCCTGATAAGTCCCTGGCATAATTCCTTCCACTAAATTATTTCTTTGGGAAAACATAGATTCTATAAGACCTCCAGCTATATAACCTAAGCCTGCACCGGCTGCTATAGCTCCGACTGCTCCTAAACCAGCTCCTAATGTAATAGCTGACCCTAAACCTTCTCCTGCAAACATTGTTTCCACAGCAGGACCAAACTGTTGTACACTTCTATATGCACTTACTGCAGATGATACTCTAGAAGCTCCACCTAATGTAGCTCCACCTGCTTTTAATTTCTTATAATTCTTTCTATCAAAAAATTCATTCTGTCTTTTCATTTTTTTATTAAGTAAACTATCTATCTAACGTACGATCGTCTCTTCGTACTTCGGTATTTCTTTCGATATCCACCACGCTGGTACATCGGCTTTTTAACACTTTTCTTAAATTTAGGAACGTATTTACGCTTTGCAGTATAAGTACGCTTAGAAGGATAACTTCGTCTTTTAACATAAGCCATATTTTTATTAAGGAAACTCAATTACTACCATTCTTCGCATTAAAGCTGCCAAAGTTTCTACATCTAACATTGGATACCACATTTCAGGAGAAATATTAGACGTAATCCAAAACTTCTTCGCTACCAAAGGTTTTGATGATCCTTTGATTTCCACTCGGACCGGATATCTGTCCAACCATCGTAAAAGATGGGAAACATCAATTCCTCCTCGAAATTCATCGATAACAACGTTTTCTTCAGCATTATAACCACACCAAAACTTTGTACGGGGATCCTTAGAATAAGCTTCCAAACCAGCTTCTTCCCATGCACGTCTACTCTTTCCACTACCTGTTTTTCCCCAGAACACCACACATTCACGTTCCATTCCTCTAGTGATTGAATAATCTGAGCTAATCGTCCGAAGGGTCCTATAATTGACCACTCGTACGTTAGCCGGTATTCCTGAAAAATCTCCGGACTTGGCGGCGGACCACACGGACTCCCATTCAACCTTCGAGTTTCTGGCGAAAGACTTGACTCCGAGCTCAAACTGGGTTCCTTCAATACGGGTTTCTTCCTTTTGACAATAGGTGTCGGCGGCGGAAGATCTCGACAACTCTGCATGATAGTTTCCGAAAATGGCTCGGACTCCGTTGAGAGATTGTTTTTGTTTGAATCCAACCATAACTTGCCAATGCAAAAATCCATTCGACTCTCCTCTTTCCAATTGGCCAACGATGTAGGAACATTGTTCGGGAAGATAGGGCGTGAATCCATGCTGGGGGATAGTTAAGATCCAAAAAATTCCTTGTCTTCTAACCATAATTTTTCCTAACTATTTATAGTGTTTATATATGAAACATTCATTAGGACCCGAAAACACGTGAAGTACGCGCACTGTTATCACGCGCGTTACACGTGTTGACACTTAATCCCACAAGTGAGAATTGAGAACCGCGATAGTAAGTAATTACTGCCTATCACGATTCTCAATTTGTGGCGCACCCTAAAAACCTAAGTTGTTGCGCTTACGACTATATCTTGAGGTCCGTCACCGGACCCCGCTTTTTTTATACAATCTGCATTAGTTAATATTTTTTATTTTTTATTTATTATTTATTATTTTTATTACACTGGTGGTAAATTATTGAATATAGCAGATCTGTATCCTGGTTGCATATTTGGATTCTTTGTTGTTGTAAATGCAGCTCCTGCAATATGCTGACATTCGTATTGAACGGTGATATTATTTGCACTTCCAGAATTAAGTTCTTCTTCCAAGCAAACTAACTGAGATTTTCCAAAACAATTTTTAATAGTTGTTCCTTCATGATTTTTTCTCAATTTAAAAAACACATTCTGAGCATATCCTTTTATATCTGTACCAACTGTCATAGATT